GTGTATTTGGGATTCGTTACCACTGCGAGTAATGGCAGCGCAGGCCGTATGTATGTGCGCGTTCAAAATGGTTATGAATTACAAGAGCTGCATAATGTAAAAATTACATCGGTTGCAAATAACGATATTCTCAAATATAATTCATCCAATTCACTTTGGGAAAATAGCAACGCATTAAGCACCAAACAAGACACGATAACGGGCGCAGCGACAACGATAACAACAACTGATTTAACGGGCAGTCGTGTAGTCGTTAGTAATCCAGGTGGGAAGATTGCGGTGAGCGCAGTTACAACGACAGAGGTTGGTTATTTAGTTGGGGTTACAAGCGACATTCAAACTCAACTAAACGCGAAACAAGGAACGCTAACATTAACCACAACGGGAACAAGTGGAGCGGCTACATTAGGCAGTGGAATTCTAAACATTCCGCAATATGCAGCAGCTAATAGTGGCACTTCATTTATTACTGGCGTCACTGGATTAACAACGGTAGCGGCAAGTACAACGCTTTACACGAATTTCTTAGGAACGTCATTTGTTGCTATTGCTAACGAAAATGCAAGACAATTAATAATGCCACAAGACTGCACATTGAGCAGATTATACTTTCGGACTTTGAACACACAATCTGCTACTGGCTCACTTGTGATTACAGTTAGAAAAAATGCAGTAGATACGGCTTTAGTTATTACAATTCCTGCTGGAAGTGTGGCAAATACTTTTTCAAATACAACCAATAGCATTTCCTTTAGTGCGGGAGATTTTTCAAGTGTAAAAGTTCAGAACAATGCAACTGCCACAAGTGCGCAAACAGCATCAATAGCAATAATGGTAACAATATGAATTATACAATTAATCAAAAAGAGAATGGAATTATTGAGTTGGTTATTCCAACAGATTCAGAGTGGGGAACGATTTGTTTTGCATGGGAAGAAAGCAACGAAGAATTTGTCAACGCAATGAACTCAAAAGGTCTTGAATTATTCGTTGAGTTATTATTGAACGATCCAAACACCGCATATAATCAATTCGTAAATGGCTGAATCACCACTAACCGCAATCATGAAGCGATTTGGGCAGGAAGTCGTTGAGCGTGCCATGCTTAATCTTGGCGTTTATCGCACGGTGCGAGGTAAGAAACGGAGAGCCGTTGCGAGTGATACACTCCGAAAGTCACTTTCATTTTATTACGATGGGCGAAGTAGTAAGATTCAATTCTTCGCACGCGGTAAGTCGAGCGTTTACGCTGATTTTGTTGAGCAAGGTGTGAATGGATTAGCACGCAATCAAGGCAGCCCATATTCATTTCGCAAAGGTGCAGGAAGTAAACCTGCGAAAGGTGAAATGGGTGTAATGCAAAAAGCCATTTACGATTGGATGAAAATAAAAGGCATTCGTCCACGTAACGCGAATGGATCGTTTATGACATTCAAAACGCCAGATGCAAAAGAACGCGCTTATCGTGGTTTAGCAGGTCACTTGACGCGTAAGATTCGCATTAATGGTATTGCACCGCTATTTTATTGGCGCGATGCAGTTACAGATACCATCGTTGATTTCCAACCCGAATTTGAAGACGCGTTGAATCGTGAAATCACATTAGTAATTGAAGATAATTTGCAAAAGAAAATAAAGATATGAGTTACAACGCAGCAGTAACAGGACTAACCGCACAAGGCAATAGCGCAACAACTGGCTTGTGTTATTCAAATAACGATGTCTCATTTACGATGACATCGAGCGAATACGCACAGCCGAATTTTAAATACATCGTTGACATAACCGACAACAACACAAGCGAGCAATACAAGTTTTATGTAGCTGCAAATGCGGTCAATAGCGGCGTGTTCAACGCTAAAACGATATTCAACCAACTCGTTAAAAATTCGATTGTATTTGATGACACGGATAACGTTGTTTTACAAACGAGCGTTCCAACACTAACGAACAAAAACAACGTAAACACATTTAACGTTCAACTTTATGAAGGTTATGATGTAGGTGGGATTTTCACGGAAGATAATTCGGTGGCGGTTACTTATTCGCTGATGTGCATTTATGGAAGTGGTAAACAGAATTTTATCGTGATGGGAACAAATGACACGCGGCCATTGGCGTTGTGTCAAAATTATGACGATGAGATTGGATTCAACAAAGAGACGCTTGCGCATCGATTATTATTGCCATCGCTTCTGCAATCGGAAGTTATCAATTGGCGTTATATATCACGGACAAATGTAATGGAAGAAAGCGACAGCGCCTACGATATCCATGCTTGGGTTGCAGATGATAACACCTACATAAACGCGAATTATTTATACAATCAGATAGACCATTTCACCTTTGATTTATACGACTACAATCAAACACTTTTATTTTCTTTTGATATTCCGATGACATTCGATGAAGGATCGTTATTGTTTCTTCCAACGGGTTTGAAGAATCTTGTTAATGGCGCATATGTGGACGACACAACAGCCGACAATACTGCGTTTTATGTTTACGCAGGTTACAACGAAAGCGATGAGCAGGTGACTACTAAATATGGTTATTATTTATCTGACGATTGCAAGTATAACCCCGTCCATGTGTATTGGCTTAATCAAATGGGTGGGTGGGATAGTTACTCGTTTATCAAAAAGAACGAGCGTTCCATTGAGGTCGAGCGCAAGCGTTACAAAAGTTATCAAGGTGACTTCAATAGCGCTACATTTTCGCAGCCATACGAAACAAAAAACTACACGCGTGAATTAACAGAGCGCGAGCCAATAGTTAACACATTCATCAATTTAACAAGTGATTGGTTAACTGAATCGGAATACAAATACATGAAGGATTTATTCATGTCTAAAAGCGTTTGGATGGTTGATGACAACGTAGATGGTTATTCCATCGTTCCAGTTGTGGTTGAGGATAACGGATTTTTAATGAAGCGTGAGCGCAATTACAAGAAGTACAATCAAAATCTTCGTTTACAAATTGCTTCGAACAATGAGACAATAAATATAACTGCTGCTCAATATCCTATTCCCGCTCCTGATCCATGTGAGTTTTATACATATTTCAATAAATATGGTGGTAGCACTGCATTGACAGTTGGCGCGAATTTTGGCGATGCGTGTAATATAGTAGTCACGAATGCAACCAGAGATACATATATAATCGTTAGAGTTCAAGATGCTTTAGGCGCATTTCCTCAAGGAGGTCAAACCTATTATGTAATTGTTGATTATACATTTAATGTTACTGCTCCAATTGTACGGCAAGGATATATTGAATTGGGAAATGTTTTAACTGGTGGTGGATCGACAACAATAATTCCATTTACAACAGCAGGAACTCCAGTCGTTGCAACGGGAGTTTGGGGAACGGGTAATCCAACAAACAATTATTTTAAAATTAAATTACCGGGTTGGAGTGGAGGTGCAACTTATAGCGGAAACATTTATGTAACGGTTGGATTCGGTAATTGCCCATAAAAAGTAAAAAATGGAAACAGCACTCATAGTTTACACGCAAGGAACCGAAGTTCCGTATGTGATGGATTTGTATTTGAATGAAACGATTTCATTGCAGTATTCGTTTAGCGATATCAAAGAACTCAAAGCGAATGCGAGTTATTCGCGTTCCTTTCGCATCCCTGCAACGGATAACAATTCACAGATATTTGGATTCATTGAAAACAACACTTATCAATTCAGCTCGTTTAATCCAAAGCGCAAGTTACAAGCGATAATCACCGTTGACACGTTGCCAATAATGGAAGGCAATATTCAATGGAAAGCGAGTTACACGCAGGCGGGCACGATAAGCGAATATGAAATTGTTTTTTTCGGCAATGTCATCGACTTTTTTAAAAACATTGGTGATGCTGATTTTAAAAATTACATCGCAGAAGAACTTCAAAACGATTATCCATTTATTGTTGACTTCAATAACATAAGCGATATTATTAATAACGATTATGGGGATGGCAATATACAAGTTACCCTAACAGATCGCGGTAATAATTGGGTTGGTAATTCAAACACCGAAGATTCGCGTTCTATTTATGCCAATCCAATTTACAACCCATTTAACCCAAGTGAATTTCAAGAACAAATAGATCAAATAATTAAAGTAGGTGAACTTACTTTGATGATTAAAGCTAAATACATCTTTGAAAAAATCATCCAGTTAAGTGGATTTCAAATTGATTACACGGGCAGCACAACCTTAATTGATCAATTGAATTTATTGCATGTAGTTTGGACGGGTGAAGCTAATTTAATTCAACAAGTTGGAAATCCAGAGGCGGCAAAGTTTAAACTTGAAAATAATATCGATGGAATCACATTCACGGGAGCATCGTTCACTCCAATAACGATGGCCAGTGGTATCACTCTTTACTATTATCCCATTCCAAATTTGAACGAAGTAATTGATCCAAATAACTACGTGGTCAATAACGTATTTACAGCCCCATTCAACGGACGTTATACAATTAAATCTTCAATAAACATCGAACAAGATTCGGATGGATTAGGCGGTTTTCAATTATCGTTCTTAATTCAAGATTTGAATGGCGACTATCGTTTGTCAACTGTACAAACAACGGGAACATTCTTTGCCAATTGGACAAGTGGCACTACATTTCCGCAAAGACAAAATGTAAATTGCGGAATTGGAGCAGCGTTTGAAACATCTGTTTACTTAAACGCGGGTGAAACAGTCCAACCGATTTTATGGGATACTAACCCAAATCCAGTATCGAGCGGAGTTACGTTAACTTTCCGCGATGCGTCACTTGAAACGGGTTATCCATTCTCACTGAATTCATCATTCTTTTGCGATTACGTTAGTAAACCAATGATGGGTAATGAGGTCGATTATTCAGCGAATGCGCCAGTGATGAAGTGTAACGAATTCATGAGCGCGTTGTTTAAGATGTTTAATTTGGTTGTCGTTCCAAATCAATTCAATTCAAAACTGCTTACCTTTATTCCTATCCAAGAATATCTTGAGTTGGGTGATAATAAAGATTGGAGTAATAAATTAGACATTAGTAAAGACATC